AAAGACAATCAAGTAGAAAGCATGGGAGAACATCAAATGTTATTCCCAAATGTTTCTTTTCCATCATCTGGTCCTACCTCTGATTGGATGTCAGAAAACTCTGTCATGCCTGTCACAGTTGGACTAGGTTATGATCCACTAACACAAAAGATGAGTCAGGTTTCTCCATATATAGATAGTGGTGTTGTCTATACTGTTAAAGTAGAAAGCTTAACTGACAGTGAAAAAGAAGTCGCAAAGAACGATTCTAATAACGCTCTTGCTACATCAAACAGAGCGCAACGCGACAGACTGTTAGCAGAAACAGATTGGATGGTGACAAAAGCACTAGAATCTGGTGGAGCCTTGGCAGATAATTGGAAGACGTACAGGCAAGCTTTAAGAGACATTACAACACACAGCAATTGGCCTGCTCTTAAAGTGCCGAATATTGACGGATCAGGCGATAACGATTGGCCTGTTAAACCATCATAGGAATTAGACATGGCAGTTTATACAAATGATTTAAGATTAAAAGAAATCACCACAGGTGACGAAAGCGGAACCTGGGGAACCAGTACGAACACTAATCTTAGTTTGATTGCAGAAGCTTTGAGCTTTGCGACTGAAGCTGTGTTTGATTCTGACGCAGATAAAACAACGACTGTTGCAGATGGAGCGACTGATCCTGCAAGAGCCTTGTATTACAAGGTAACTGGTTCAGGTACTTTATCTGCCACAAGAACTTTGACGATAGCACCAAACACAATATCTAGAGTCATGTTCATAGAGAACGCTACCACTGGATCTCAATCTATAAACATATCTCAAGGGAGTGGGGCTAACGTCACTATCGCATCAGGCGCAGCTAAGATAGTTTATCTTGATGGTGCAGGCAGTGGAGCCGCTGTCGTTGATGCGCTTACTTTGGTTGATACTTTTGTAAAGCCAAGCACCAATGTTTCTTTTACTAGAATTAACGTAACCGCTGCAGGTGAAATCAGATTAGAAGATAGCAGTGGAGGAGAGTACGTTTCTCTCAAAGCACCATCTACAGTTAGTAGCAATGTTAGTTTTACTTTGCCAGATGCCGATGGCAGTAATGGCCAAGTAATAAAAACAGACGGTTCTGGTAATCTTGGCTTTGTTAGCATTAATACGCCAGGAGCCGCAGCAAGTTTTACTCAAGTAGATATTACGGCAGAGGGTGACCTTAGACTGCAAGATGCCAGCGGTGGACAGTATGTTGCTTTAGAAGCGCCTGCTACCATTTCGTCTAGCTATACATTAGAACTACCAGCGGCTGACGGATCTAACGGACAAGCTTTACTTACTAATGGATCTGGTGTTTTGTCGTTTGGCGCTGCCAGTGCAACCACGCCTGCAGCTGACATACTTAGTCTTAGTGCGACTGATCAACAAACTTACACAGTAAGTGGACTTAGCTTTCAACCTAGTTTAATTATATTTCAGGCTTTTGGTGGTGCAACGGTAACAACAGGATCAGCTTATTTTGCAAGTAGTCACGGATTTGCAACAGGTACAGGAACAAATCAAAAAGTGGTTTCTTCTAGAATACTAAACAGCCCTAGTGTTGAGTATGGCGTAGTTACAAATACTTCTTATTGTTATTGGATAAATAATTATGATGGTTCTATGCACTTTGGAACAGTGACTGCAATTAACTCAGACGGATTTACTATAAGATCAACAGTTACTTATGGAACCACCGCTACATTAATGTATACGGCCTATCCCTAATGAACGATCTTGAAGCTCATGAGAGAGAATGTGCGGTGAGATATAAGAACATCGAGGAACGCCTTGACCGTGGAACAGAGCGTATGAACCGCATAGAGATGAGTGTTTATGCGTTATATCCTTTTCTGGTTGGACTTCTCATAGCCAGTAAATTCTTGGGGTAGCCCCTCATGTTCGCTGAACTCGCAGCGATTACTTCAGCAATATCTGCGATTAACAATACGATTGCAACCTTCAAAGAAGGCAAAGCTAATGCTCAAGATGCTGCTGCGCTTTTAGGAAAGTTTAGTAACACTGCTCAGAAACTAGATGATTGGGAGAAAAAGAAAAAACTAAAACGGCCTTTGACCCCCAAAGAGGCTATGGATCTCTCTATTAAACGTAGAGAGATTAAAGCGGTAGAGACAAAGATAAAAGACCACCTGATGATGATGGGGATGTCTAGCGTATGGAATGACGCTCAACGCATACGAAAGGAGTCAGAGAGAGCTCACCAGCAATATCTAAAAGACATTCATAAGAAGCGCAAAGAACGACAACAAAGAATGAAAGATCGTCTTGCTGTTCTTTTTATTGTTTGTTCTATAGCCTTTGTAGGTTGGGCAGGTTGGTACGTTTATGAAGCCATACAAGATGCAAGACTAGATTCCGCAAAGCAAAGATTAGAGCAAGCTAAAGAACGTCAACGCAACATGAGAAAATGTGGTAGATATAAATGCTGATGGCATTTTTGCTAGTGGTGGTGGTAGAAGGCGAGACTGTGTCTGACAACCGAATGGTGTTTAAAAGCGTTTATCGATGCCAAGAATTTGCCAGTGCAATAGAACAAGGTAAGTGGAGCCCGAATGATCGACCTTATTACAGACAACAAAATGTAACCAGTTATTGCATCCCAAGGATGGTGAGTAAAAATACGCCTTTATTTGAGTGAGAATATGTGATGAAATTTTACTTGACGCAGGCCTTATTCAGCCTACCCTACCTCGCGGTCAGGTGCGTCAAAGACCGCATAAATGAATAACAAGGAGATGATATGAGCGCAATACTGAGTTCCCTCGTTGGCCCTGTTACCGGGTTGCTTGATAAGTTTATCGAAGATAAAGACCAAAAGAATGCTCTAGCTCACGAGATTGCAACCATGTCAGAACGGCATGCACAGGAGCTTGCAAAGGGTCAGCTAGAAGTCAACAAAGTAGAAGCGGCAAGCAAGAGTATGTTCGTTGCTGGCTGGAGACCTGCCGTGGGATGGACATGCTGTGTTGCCTTACTCTCGAATTATATCCTAATTCCTATGGCTAACTTTGGGTTGCTGTTGGCTGAGATGAATGTTGAGGTTCCTAGCCTTGATATGTCAGCCATGATGCCTGTATTGCTGGGCATGCTTGGACTTGGCGCTATGAGAACTGTAGAAAAAACGCAGAAAGTAAGTAGAGAAAAATGAATAAAGAGTTAGAGCCGGGTAGTGAATACGAGAAATACGACACAGATGGCGATGGTGTGGTGACAGATGCGGAGCTCGCTACCACAGAAAGATTACAGGCGCTTGAGATTGCTAACGAAAAAGCTGACGCACAAAAGAACATGTGTTGGTTTGCTTTGTTTGGCATGCTTTTATATCCAAGCGGTATTGTAATTACATCCTTTTTGAAACTAGACCAAGCAGCTTCTATATTAGGAGACATAGCGTCAGTGTATTTTATATCGGTGAGCGGTCTGATTGCAGCGTTCTTTGGGTTTCAAAGCTTTAATAACAAAAAATAAACACCCCTGCCGTTTCGCAATCCACGTTAGGTTTATGGTTAACAGGGGAATTTATTTAATAATATTGTATACTTAAAGGTGAAAAATGGAAATAGCAGTGGTTTTTATAATTGGTTACTTGATTGGTAAGTATGCATGACAGTAGACGTTAAGCAGTTGTATCAAGAAATAGCTAGTGATGAAGGCAAGGTGCTTCATCCTTACCTTTGCACGGAAGGTCACGCCACCATAGGGATCGGTCACAAGATTTTACACACTGATCCAGAAGCCAGTCTCCCAGTCAGAAGTGCTTATGATGGCGCACCAGAAGAAGATTGCATCACAGAGCATCGATGCTATGAGTTGTTTCAAGAGGATGTGCAACTTGCCATTGATGGCTGTCGTAGGATATATGACAATTGGGAGGAGCTACCTCAAGAAGCCCAGCATGTGCTTGTGAACATGTGTTTTCAGATGGGACCGACCGGACTCAGTAAATTTAAACACATGAACGAAGCGGTAGAAGATCAAGCTTGGGGTCAAGTAGCACTTGAGATGGATGACAGCAGGTGGAGTAAACAGACTCCAGAACGAAGTAAGCGTTTAAGAACACGAATGCTTGAACTAGCGGACGCATAATATGCCATTACAACCTTTTCAGTTTAGACCGGGCATCAACAAAGAAAGCACCAGTTATACCGCTGAAGGCGGTTGGTTTGACGGTAACCTAGTTAGATTTAGAAAAGGGTATGCTGAAAAGATAGGCGGTTGGCAAAAGTTTATCTTGGCTTCTTACGAAGGAACTGGCAGAAAGCTACATAACTGGGTAAATCTGTCAGGGTCAAAGCTTTTAGGGCTTGGCACTCGATTCAAGCTATACATTCAAGAAGGCGCAAGTTACAACGATGTGACCCCTATACGTCTGACCACTGCGGCAGGCGATGTTACCTTCTCTGCAACCAACGGATCATCCATCATTACAGTAAACGAAACTGGTCACGGTGCATTTGAAAATGACTTTGTTACCTTTTCGGGCGCAGCGAGTTTGGGTGGTTTGATTGATGCTGATGTTTTAAATCAAGAATACCAAATATTATCAGTAGTAAACACTAACAGTTACACCATTACAGCCAAAGATACTTCTGGTAGTACAGTGACTGCTAACTCAAGTGACACTGGTAATGGTGGTGGGTCTACGGTAGGCGCATATCAAATCAATACTGGCTTGGATGTTTTCGTTGCAGGCACAGGATGGGGTATCGACTCATGGGGCTCTGGAGCATGGGGATCAACCTCTGCTATCTCTGAAGGCAATCAATTAAGATTGTGGTCAATGGATAATTTTGGTGAAGATCTCATAGCTAATCCAAGGGCAGGAAGCATTTATTACTGGGATAATACTAATGGCTTAAATACCAGAGCCGTTGCACTAAGCGCTTTATCTGGTGCTAACCTTACGCCCACCAAAGGGTTACAAGTCATCGTATCTGACATTGATAGACACGTTATAGTGTTGGGTGCAGATCCGCTTAATGATTCAATAACTGCTAGAACAGGGTCAGTTGATCCGCTTTTGATTGCATTCTCTGATCAAGAAAACCCAGCAGATTGGGAACCCAGATCGGACAATACAGCAGGTGATCTTAGATGTTCCGCAGGTTCTGAGATCATTGGTGGCTTACGAGCCCGACAAGAAACGCTGGTATGGACTGATGTAGCTCTGTATAGCTTGCAGTTTATAGGACCGCCTTTGACCTTTGGTCTTAACTTAATCAA